AATGGAAGGGTATTTTTTTATTAAAAATCCTGATAATTTTGACTTTGTCTTAATAGAAAACTTTAAAAATTAATATGAAAAACAGAACAGAAATACTAAAAGCCCTGATACAAGAATCGGGGCTTAATCCTAGACAGTTTAGTCTAAGGTTCGGCATCCAACAGACAATAATTTACACTTACATCAGTGGTAAAAAATTAGTCAAAATGACTAAGTTAGAACAGATAGCAAGTGAATTGAATTTAAAATTAACAGTGAATTATGAGCTCGAGAGAAATAACCACCAAACAGTTAATAATTTGCGTAATAATAGCAATTTTGTGTAATATTTTAATATGCCGAGAATTATGTCAGTAATTTTAATTATATTTGTGATACCATCTTTTCTAAAAGATACTATCACTGAATATTTATCTAACGGTAAATCTTTTTTACCTAAAGAAATGAAGTAATATGAAAAAGTTTCCATCTTTAAAAATAGTAGATTTAATTTTAAGCGTTATTCTAATAGTTTTATTAGTGGCAAGTCTTTTAAAATGAAATAAACCCTATGTTAGAACTTCTCGCTAAAAAAGATAGTCAATGGCGAAAAATGGCATACAAAATATGTGGATGTCATATACTAGCAGACGACTTAGTTAGTGAGATGTATCTAAAAGTTTATAACATTGAAAAAGAAATCAACGACGGTTATATATACAGAGTGATTAAATCTATTTTCTTAAATGAAAAAATTAAACAATCCAAAGTAATATTAGTTAATATTGATTCTATTCAATTACCAGACGACAGTAACGAATACGATACTGAACAAGATGTGAAGATATTAGCTTCGCAAAAGTCCCTACAAAAACTAAAAGGATATGAGCAACTAATAATCAAACACAGTTACGAGGATGGACTTAGACATTTCTCTCGTGAGTCTGGAATTAGCAAGTCAACAGTTCAAAACATTAGAAAAAAACACAAGGAAAAATCATGGCAGGAACTAAAAAAAATAAAGGAGTCGGAGACGTTGTACAATCAATTACAAACGCAATCGGCATAGAACCTTGCGAGGGATGCCAAAAAAGAAAGGATGCATTGAACGTGTTATTCCCTTTCGGAAGCCCTAAACAAATGACCGAAGAACAAAGACAATGGTATTCCGACTTTATTAGATTAGACGATAGAGTTATTACAGACATTCATAAACCAGTCTTAATCGAAATCTACAACGATTTGTTTGATACTGATTTGCAAAGTACTCAGGGTAATATTTTGAGAATGGTTAGTAAAAAATTACAATTAATATACGAATCAGATAACTAATTTATACTGATTATGGATAAGAGAAAAGAAAATAAAGGTACTATAGGAAACAAAGGAGGTCGAAAGCCTTTAGCGGTTGAGTTAAAAGGTGTTGATTTAGCAAGCCCACACGTAGAAGATTCATTCAGAGTTATTGCTGAAATAATGCGCAACCAAGAATCAAATACAAGAGATAGAATTGCAGCAGCTAAAATATTAATCGAGTATGGTTGTGGTAAACCAAAAGAAACGGTTGAGACTACCCACAACATTAACAACTTTGATTTGAAAGACGTAATAAGATTTGATAACACTAAACAGCAAATACAGCCCGTTGTTTGAAAATGAAACTAGATATTTCATAATAACAGGAGGGAGAGGTTCTAGTAAATCATTCGGGGTTGGTACATTTACCAACCTTTTGTCTTTTGAGTCGGGGCATAAAATACTATTCACAAGGCAGACAATGACTTCAGCGCATTTGTCTATCATTCCAGAGTTTCAAGAAAAGATTGATTTGATGGGTCTAAATCCATACTTCAATATAAACAAATCCGAGATTAAAAACAATCAATCGGGAAGCGAAATAATTTTCAGAGGGATTAAAACAAGCTCGGGAGATCAAACAGCTAATTTAAAATCATTACAAGGTGTAACCACTTGGATTTTAGACGAAGCTGAAGAACTTACGGACGAGCTTACCTTTGATAAAATCAATTTATCTATTCGACAAAAGGGAAAACAAAATAGAGTTATATTAATTCTTAACCCTGCTACAAAAGAACATTGGATTTATAAAAGGTTCTTTGAAGATATGGGAGTTCAGGAGGTTTTCAATGGGATTAAAGATGATGTAACTTACATACATACTACATACTTAGACAACATTGATAACCTAGACGACTCTTTTATTAATGAAGTAGAAAGGATTAAGCAATCAAACCCAAATAAATACAAGCATCAAATACTCGGGGGTTGGTTAAACAAAGCGGAGGGTGTTGTGTTTACCAATTGGAGGATAGCACCGTTTGAGGAACATTCTAAACCAGTATTCGGACAGGATTATGGTTTTAGTATCGACCCTACCACATTAGATAAATGTTCGATAAACAAAGATAAAAAGCAAATATTTGTAAAAGAGTGTTTTCACAAGACAGGACTTACTACCTCGCAAATTCATATCGAAAACTCACACTATGTTAGCAGGGAATTAATCGTAGCGGACAGTGCAGAACCTCGCCTTATTTCAGAATTAAAATCGAGAGGGTTAAACATAAAAGGGATTGATAAACCAAAGATTATAGATAGAATTGCGTTGTTGCAAGATTGGGAAATAATAGTTGACCCCGAAAGCATAAATGTAATTAAAGAGCTAAACAATTACGTATGGCACGATAAGAAAAGTCAGACCCCTATCGATGATTATAACCACCACTTAGACCCTATAGGTTATGTGTTGTGGGATTTGATAGGCAAACCAAATAAAGGCAAATACACTTTAGGATAAAATTGTTATATAGTTATGAAGATTACGATACCAGAGAATTTAAACGAAATCACTTTAGAACAGTTCTTGAAATTCAAGAAAGTAATTAGTGCGCCCGATATTACAGATGAAATCTATCAACTTGCAGTAGTTACGATATTTTGTAAGCTAAAAGTCGAAGAAGCTAGAAGCATTGCGATTTCAGACTTCAAAGACATCTATGCTAAGTTAATTGAAGTACTGAACCAAGAGCCACAATTTGCGCAAAGGTTTACAATATTCGATAAAGAGTTCGGATTCATTCCTAACCTAGATGAAATAACAGCAGGAGAGTATATCGATTTAGACAAATACGGAGCAATGGAAGATGGTTACTTAGATGTAATGGGAATTTTATTTAGACCAATTACAAATAAAGTAAAAGATACGTATTTAATTGAAAGGTATGACAGTCCCGATAAGTATTTAGACCATATAAAGAATATGCCTTTAGGAGTTGCCTTAGGTTCTAATGTTTTTTTTTACAATTTAAGCAAGGATTTATTGAAAGCTACCAAGACCTATTGGGAGGAGTTAGTGACGAGCGAGGGACTAGAAGTGGTTTCGGAGATAAATGGGGATGGTATCAATCAATTTACACAGTTACTGGAGGAGACCTTACAAAGTTTGACGAAGTTCTCGAGTATTCAGCACACAAGTTTATGACGTTTTTAGAGTTCAAAGTTGACCTAGCAAGGGAAGAACAAAAATCAATAGCAAATGAATAGTTTTTACATAGCAATCGAATTTTTAAAAGACTTGTTTTTGAACGACCCACTTGTTCACACAGTTTGTCACGGTTCAGTCTCGGATATTGACCTGGATAAAAAAACAATCTATCCTTTGGTGCACATAACTGTAGGGGAAACAACCTATTTGCAAGGGTATATTGCGCATCAATTTACCGTTCATTGCTTAGACCAACGAAATATATCTAAAGTAAAAAGTGTTAATAAATGGATACGAAACGACAACGAATTGGACAATTTGAACACGTGCGCAGCTGTATTGTCAAAAGCTATTTTAAATTTAAAACAACAGTACAACGCACAAGAAATTGAACTGAACAACGAACCATCTTTGCAGCCGATAGAGTTCGCATTTACTAACACCCTAGATGGTTGGGTTACCGAAATCAATTTAAAAGTTCCTAATAACATATCGGTATGTTAGATAAAGAAAATACAAGAAAGACATTGATAGAGTTTGATAAATATGTTATCAAACAAGCTAGGACAAACTTGACTAAAAGCGATAGAAACGTGAGCCGTAAGCTATACAATTCGTTTGATTATAGCGTTAAGGCTTCACAGAATAGTATTGAGAATAGTATATCAATGGAACAGCACGGGCAGTTCTTAGACTTAGGGGTAAAAGGTGCGATTAGTTCAGCGAAAGCACCAAACAGCCCGTTTAAGTTTGGAAGCGGTACGGGCAAGAAAGGCGGATTAAGCAAAGGTATATTTGAATGGGTAAAAGCTAGACGCTTCCAATTTAGAAATAAGAAAGGTAAGTTAATGAGCTATGAGCAAACCGCATCAACAATTACAAGGTCGGTTTATTTAAAAGGAACAAAGCCTACGTTATTTTTTACCAAGCCTTTTAACAAAGGATTCGAGAGATTGCCAAATGAATTAAACGAAGCGTTTGGATTAGATATAGAGAAGTTTTTAAAAAGCACACTAAAAAATGGTTAGAGAGATACATTTCAGATTCACAGGACTACAGTCCAATGGAGATAAATTTAAGATTAATATTATTTCCAACTCGCAGTTTTTCAATGCTTCTCCAGAGTGGACTTTTAAAACTTCTATTTCAGCATCGAACGATATTTTAATAGGGGCTACTTCTGCTGAAACTATTTTTAATTTTCAAATAGCTTTATCGGCTTGGGTTGTGAATAACGCTCAATCTTTTATAAAAACCATAGCCCAACCAAACGGAGTTGATTTTGTGATAACAACAGAAGATGTTGATAGTTCTACCATTTCAAACACGTCAGACTTATTCATCGAACACACTACAACGGTTAGTCCAACGGTTTCAGATGTGAACTATATTCTATCTAGGTCAACCTATTTTATTGATGTACAGCCTACAACTAATTTTGACAAAGCAAATTTACTTTTAAAAGTATGGCACGGAGATAAAGTAATCGATAAACCTATTTTACCTAATTATAATCTTTCTAAATTAGTAGTCATTGCTGGGCAGACTAACATAACATTCGATATTCATAAGATTGTAAATGACTATGTAAAAAATAGACTAAGCGAGTTCGGACAAACACAATCCGCTTTTACAACGTCGATACTGGATACCGTTTGGATCGAGGCACAAATAACCGCATTGTACCAAGACATACCGCTAGGTACAATCACAAAGACCTATTTAGTGTTGGACGGTTACGGGTATCATCAAGAGGGTTACAATCCAATAGTATCGGGGTCGGTACTAAATAGCATTGACAAACACATTGTGTACGAGGGTCAAGATTATCCTATTTATTTTAAAACGTTTGGATTAACTCAAATAATTGTAAATGGCGTGACAGTTCCATTTACTTTTAGTGATACATTGAATAGCCAAAAGATAGCCTATGTCAATATTGAAGCTTTTTTAAACACAAACCAAAAATTCACAGCAATTTTCACATACGGGACAAGTGTATATACGCACAATATCGAGGTAAAAAGTTCGTGCCGCTATCCTTTTGTGAATTGTGTATTCAAAAATAAGTTTGGCGTATGGCAATCTATGCCTTTTAATCTAGTAAGTAGAAAGAATATCGATGTCGAGGGTTCGGAGTTCCAGCCGTTCGTTAGCAACTTTGGCAGATACAATGTAACAGACCACAACTTTAGAACGTATAACCTAAATGGGCGTGAAAAGATTTCGTGTAATACTGATTTCATTCCGGAGAATTACGTAAATGTAATGCAGGAATTAATGCTATCGGAGCAAGTCTATTTACAAATTGATGGCGATACAATTCCAGTTAACAAAAGCACAAAATCTTTGAGCAAGAAAACAAAAGCAATAGACAAACTAATTCAATACACTATTGATTTCGATTACTCATTCAAAATGATAAACCAAATTGTATAAATGGACGTAGCTATCTACATAAAAGGTCAACGATTAGACTTGTTCAATGATGAAAATATTTATCTGAACCTAAACGCTAAAAACCTTTCGGACATTTCTAGTATCATTGCGGACTTTTCGCAATCATTCAGCGTGCCAGCATCGCCAAACAATAATAAGATTTTTGAGTATTGGTATAACAGCGATGTCGATGGAAGTTTCAATGCTAACATTCGCCAAGAGGCTTACATTGAAATTAATACGTTGCCTTTTAAGTTTGGTACGATGCAATTGGATAACGCTATTTTAAAAGATGGACTAGCCAATAGCTACGCAATTACTTT